TACGTTGACCTCGCGGGCAATGTCCGCATCTGTCATTCGCCACTGACGCGCGTCGTCAGCATGGTTCTCAAGGCACTGCCAAACGATGCGCACGCCCAGCGGGTAGGTTGACCACATGGCCTCCAGGATGCCGGCGATCATGGCCGTGCCCCCTGCGCTGTTGCCTGGGTCGCCTGTAGATACTCAACGAGGGCGAGGAGCTTCGGATCGCCCGGCGGCAGCTGCAGGAGCTTCGCGACGCCCGACCCCAGCACCGCCAGCACGCCAAGGATCTCGTCGAGGGCGAGGTCGGTCTCAGGATCCAAGCCTGCGACCGTGGCCAGCACCCAACCGCGGAACAGCATGTCCCAGTGAGCGTGTTCCGGTGACCGTTGATGCCGCGCGCTCATGAGAGGCCTCCCGCCCGCAGCCAGGGCAGCAGCAGCGCCGTGGGCCCGCTAGCCGGGCACTGGCCTCCCCCGCTGGCGCAGGGCCGCCACAGGGCCCGTCCTGGCGCCGGGAGGAGCCATGGCTCCCCGATGCACCAGCCGCGGCCGTCACCATGCAACGGAATGGGCGCCGATCTGGCGCGTCGGTGCGCACACATGCGCGCCGGAATGCGCGCTGCGTGAAGATTTGATGGCCGTGTTTGCGCGGCCCTACGGCCCCGCGGTGACCCGATTAGGCTACGGTTTTGCTTGGTCTTTTGCACGCACACGCTCCTGGCAGGAGCGGTTCAAGCAACATGGGGAGACCGATGACGTCCGCCGTACCCTTGCAATCAGCCCAGGATCGGTTACGTCTAAGCACGGTTAAGGGGTCTCCTTGGCGCTCGAACCGCCATTGATCCAATTGGGGCGTCGCCGAGTCGCAACCTCGGTGGCGCCCCTTCCGTTTGGTCCGGGGGCCGCAACAGCCCACAAACACCCAGAGCGCTCCGAAAGCCCGAATCGTCAGCTTCCCGCCGGAATGCTGCACCCTCCCGTCCTTCCCACCAAATGTTTGCCTGATGCACGGTTCTTGCCGCCCGGCTTCCACCGCGCCGTGGCCGCGTGGGCCAGCACGGCCGCCACGTCATCATGGTGCCAAGCCAGCCAATTCCGCAGGGTTCCGGCCGATCGGCCGCCGGTCAGGGGCGCTATGTGCCGCGCCAGATCCAACCGGGTGCGGAACACCTGACCGTCAAACGCGAATCGGCGCCGCTGAACCATCCGGACCACGGCCTCGCCGTCGCCGTCGGTGCGGGACAGCTGGGTGCGGCAGGTCTCGACGGCCGCCCCCGTGGTGATGGCCAGCACCCGCGCCAGCTCCGCGCGGGATGGATACCGCCGTCCCCTGAACACCGCTGGCCGCATATCCCCTGGCCTCAATGCACTGACCCGCCGTCCTGGTGCGTGCCTGGATCCGCGAGCCCGTCGCCACCGCGTGGCCCTGGCGACGGATGCAGCGCCGGCAGACCGCTGGCATCCGCCGGATAGTTCGGCGCGGGCCCGGTCGACAGCGTGTTGCCGTCCGGATGAGGCGGGAAGTCCAGCTCCGCCCGCGCGTCGTTGCTGGTGATGATGCCCGACTGTTTCAGTGCGGTCAGGCCTGCCACCGTGGTGGCGAAGGATCCGCGCATGCTGCCGTCCGCATCGAGCACGAGATGCATGCCCGACGGCAGCACGCGATGATCGAATTCCGCTTCGATCGCGCTGATGATCGGGACAACGGCCTGTTGATAGAATGCAGTCGTATACACGCTGATGTCAGCGACCACCCGCGTGCCGGTCAGGATGAGCGGCTCGGGCACTTTGAACAGCCGGCAAATCTCTGCAACGCCGAAGCCGCGCGTGGCGAGGAATTCGGCGTCGACCGACGACAGCGACAAGCCCTTTGCCTCGAGCCCGCCCTCGAGCAGCGCCCAGCCGCCGGCGTTGATCGCGCCCACGATCTTGTCTCGCGTCTCCTCCTCAAACCGCTTGCGTTGCGGCTCGCTCAGAAACTTGTCGACGGTGAAAACCATGCTCGGGCGCGCGCCGTTGTCCCAATTCTTTTGGGCCAGCGTTGCCGTGGTGATGCCCTCGCGCACCGGCCCTGGTGCACGCGAGAGCACCGAACGGCCGATGATCCCCTGATCGCTGCGGTTACGAACGTGCATACAGTCGCTGTCGAGCAACCGATCAGGCAGACCGAGCAGCCGCGCCTCTGGCAGCCCGCGCAGCACATCGAAGACCAAGCGCGTACCCGATGCCCCGTCAACGATCATGGGCTGTAGCCACGGCCAGGGTGCGGGCAGCAGCTGCGACACCGCGCCGCGGCCATCGAGCTGCAGGGCCGCAATGCCGTTGCCCTGCAACAGATACTGCGCGGTGAGCCATGAGGCGAAGGCGGGCCACGACTGTTGATCATTCGGCCGCTCGAGAAGGCGCCAGGCGGGCGCTGTTGCTGGCGCCGGTTGCTGGCCTGTCGAGGTATCGACAACGAGCGACGCGGGCAGTGATGCGACAGCACCGCAGATCAATTCGACGCAGCCCAGCACGGCCGCATGGTTCTCCGCCTCGTGCACCGGTACGACGGACGCGCCACGCGACAGGCTGTAGCCGTAGGCAACGCCCATCGACCAGCTCATGTCGCGCTGTTCCGTCGCCGGCGTCCTCCTGAACATGCGAGCCAGGATGCCCGGCATCAGAGCATGTCCAGGAAGCGCCGCCGGGCTTCCGGGGAAACTGCGCCAATTGGCGCATTTTTGTCGCGCGAGCGCAGCGCGATCGTTGTCCCTTCGCCGTAGGCTGCATGGCCACGGATCACGCTAACCTCGTGCAGTGTCACGCTGCGCAGCTGGCGCGTCGTCTTGTTCGTCCAGGCCTCGTCGTCCGCCACGAAACCAATGCTGATGCCACCCAAATCGCCTCTTTTCGCCAGCTCGAGCAGGTCATTGCCGAGCGATGTTTGCGGCAGGTCGAGGGCATACTCGAGCCCGGCCGCGCTCTCGCTCAAACGCAAGGTGCGGGATCTGGTGCGTCCGAGCAGTGCATCCGACCGGTGATCGGCCAGCGCAAGAACGTCACTGTTACTGGCAAGCGATTTCGCGAATGCGCCCGGCGCGATGCTTTCCGTGAACATGCCCCCGATGTCCGCGGACCGATTGAATGGCGCAGCGATGCCATAGAGCGTGCGGCCGGCGCCGACGCGAACCTCGAAGACCGCGCGGTGTTCCAGTTGCACCGGAAACTACACCGTCACCATGTCGGTGATCGCAGCGAAGGCCAGCGGCTGCTTGATCGCAACATCCGCCGTCGCCATCGCCCTGACCTGCACATTACCCTTCGAATACGCGACCGTTTCGAACGGATTCACGAGCAGATCAAGCTCACTCCAAAAGCCCAGGCACAGCATTTGCCAGTCGCCGAAAATGAGCGCCGAGAGATTGGTGCCGGTCGATTTGGTGAGGTTCGATGGCACCAACGACGAGGAACCCAGGCGATAGCCTGCCAGTGTCGCGGCGTCGCTCATGATGAAATTGCTGGACGTGTCCGCCAAGCTCTTCAGCGTTCTGCGCAGCTTCGACACCGCGAGCCCGTTGGTTGCGAATGCCAAGCTGCCCGCCAGGGCGTTCGCGACATCAACCGCGGCGATCAAACCGACCACGCTATCCCACGTTGGAACGGCGCCGGCGGCACCGAGGGAGACGTTGCCGATGCCACTACCGGCAGCGAGCAGACCCTTGGGTTGATTGGCGCCGCCCCCGACCAGGGCCGCTGCATCGAGTGCCACAGCAATGACCTGGGCGAGATCGTTTTCGATCATTTGGGTGACGTCGAGCGATGGCTGCATCAGCATGTTCCGGCTGAGTTCGACGAGCCCCCCGACGTGCTTAGGCGTCATGGGCACCCCATCGGTCTGCGGATCCGATGCAGTGATTGCGGTGTTCTCCGCCACCCAGTAGCCGGTCGCGCTCGCCTTCAACCGCGGAATGCTGAGGTTGCCCTGCAGACCTCCGAGTACGGTCGCGCCCAGCTGACGCACGATCGTCTTGGCCCTCAAGATGTCGATCAGCGACGGACTGACATCGGTTTGGATGAGCGCGCTACCAGGGCCGCCGGCGGGCAATGTGGTTGTATACACACGCTGCTCGAGCGGCCGCCGCACCGCTGACATCCGCATGTCGAAGAATAGGCCATCGGGTTGGCGTCCCGATCGCCGCGCCAGCTCGGCACTGACCTCGCGCGCGCGCCCCGCAGCTGCATCCTGCACGCCAGGGAGCTGGGCTCTCAGCACGTCACTGACGGTGACCTGTGCCGCAAGCGTTTCGAAGCTCGTGTCACCGCCTCCGTCCAGTGGAGTGCCACCCGCGCGCCGATCGAGCTCATCGATGAGCGCTTGCCTGTCGATGGCCTGCGTCAGTGGTTCCAACTCGGCGCGCAGTGCATCAAACTGCCGTTGCTCCTCT